ATCAGCAGCGATTACGGTGCAAAAAGCATCGTCATCAACTGCTACTGCTGCACCCGTACTCTGGGTTGTATGTGCTGCATAACCAATATCTACCGTAGCCGATGATTCAAGATCACTAATAATCACAAACGACTGCGGTAAAATCCGTACACCAGAAGGTATTGTCATAATCGACACCATATCACTTGCAGTTTGAGTAACAGAACCAACAGTATAATTTGAATGTCGGTAAGTCACGCCACTCCAAGAAGTAGGTGCGTTTTTGACACCTGTACCTGCCGTAGCGTTGGTGTATTCTGTACTTTTATAATCAGCCATATTACACCTCCTTTACGAATCAGTACAGGCAATCTCTACAACCTTTTCGTCTTCGATGCGAACCGCACCTAGACACATCTGGGCATAGACCTGTGTACTATAGTTTTTATCTGGACGCTCAGTAATTTCTGTCTTAACATCCATTCCCATGCTCAGACCGATTCCTTCAGGAATCCATGCTAAACATAGCGTATTACTACTTGAATCTACTGCTAAACGCTCGGAGCGATGGAATTTGAAACCTGCGAAGGTATCAATTTCACCAGCTACAAGAGCTTTCACCGTATTGTAATCTGAACTTTGGATCTCGTCATCATTCAACAGATCATAGAACTGATTGCTCTTCATAACAATATGGCGTGGTAAATCAGGATCAACATCAGAAGCATCCAAAATTTTCTTAGCTTGGAGTAGCTTTGTGATGTTCATATCCGTTGTGCCTGATACAGCAATCTTTTGAGCAGCAGGTAAAGCTACATTAGATGATGCGTCATCCTCATCAATACTAACGGCATTACCAGACATGGCAGCGATGATTATATCATCCATCTTACGCCCCATCGCCCATACCCCTGCCTTCATGTAGTCGGAAGCAGGATCAGCTAACATTCGGACTTTATCGGCTTTGTCGATTAAGTCAGCCCAATTGTAGTCATCCATACTCACACGCCTACGTGAGTGGGGGGTAGAGATTAACGGAGTATCGGAATGTCGACTCGTAATTTTTTGAGCCGATGTGCTACCGATTCTGTCAAAATGGTCGTACTTGCCTGATATATCCGTATTAACACGTACATAATCACGCAAACGTGAACCTTTTTGCTGTACCAAGTGCAGAAACGTATCCCTGAATTTTTGGGCAAACGCTTTATTGACTTCGGTACTCATAATACACCTCTTTTAAAAAGAGATAAAAAGGAAGAGTTCTCTGCACCATGCAGGCTCTTATTTACGTGAAGGCTTAGTTGTCCGTTTACGGGCTAATTTCTTCACAAGTTTGGGTGTGTAAACCTCTACAGGAATCCTAACTGCGGAAGGACACAATCCATAAAATGTGTCTGCCGAAGTTTTGGTCTGATAAGCCTCACAGAACCCGTATTTCTCTGGTGTGGTTTTACCCTTTTCTTCATCGACACGTCTGTCTTTATAGGTAAAATTGCCACAATCAGAGCAAATTATATTCTCTATACCCATTATTCCTCGCCTCTATATACCACATCATAGAGGTTATCCCTATACGCAATCGCTTCGTCATGCTTTACGTCTTTAGGATCGAATAATGCTTGATGATATTTATGTTTTGAATCTTTCATCATCGCATCTATTTCAATTCTAGCGGAATCAGAATCTACAGAACCAGAATCCCTACCTGACCCTGCCATGTCAGGATCACTAAATGCCGTACCAATCTTATGTAAAAATTTAATCATTGCCACGTTATTAGCAATACCATGTTCATTCACAAATGTCTTTAAATCGTCATCAGCAAACCTGTTAAACGCACGTCTTGACAATGCAAGGTTCTTATCATACTGGGCTGGCCCCCATTCTTTCTTGAGTACAGCTTCAGCACTAACACGGGCTTGTCCCATTACTGCCTCAGTATCCACCATTGCACCATCAATCATCTTGGTGTAAAAATCAACCGCCTTTTGTGCCTGTGCATTGGTATAACCATTCTGAAATGCCTGTGTTTTAAACTCTTGAATCTTTTGCAAATCGTCTGGACTTTGCGAAAAGCGTTCGTCAATTTGCAACTCATACTTATCTGGAGCTTCTGGACGACCTAGTTTATTGTAAAACTCGCCACGTTCTTCGTCAGTAGATTCATCTGTAGGAACTTTAACCCTAGAACCCAACATTTCCTGCATGGAAAGATAGGAACTACTCAACCCACCAACGTCTTTAAACTTCTGTAGAGTGGCGTTTTCTTTTAGATCATCTGGCAGATAACGTGCTTGCCAAGAATTATCTTCTGCTACTGGTTCTTCTGAGATGAGATTATCGTTTGTCACGGTCTCTTCAGTCATGTTAACTCCTTTAGTTGGTTACAGGCAATTTTTGACATATCAAAATACTCTTGTTTAGTCATTGTTTTACTATGTACGGCATCAAACATTTTCTTGGTATCACATACAAAGGGTCGCTTATCATAGATAGAACAAAGGTTGTCTTTTGTAAGATAAGGACAACCAATGACTTTACAACACGCTCCACATTTTTCACAATCAAAATTCCAATCACTCACTATATTCGGTTGCTTTTTGTTTGACTTCTTTAAATGCTTTAATCTGTGCTTTAATTCCTAACACTAATCCCCTACCGCCTTCATGGTAATAGGTAGAATAGGGATCGTTTGGTACTGCTGAAATCTGGTTAGAGTACATTTCATCTAAAAATTTTAGAACCTTTTCACCGTAGACTCCTGAAAATGTTTTTACTATAGCTTCTCTTATTTCGTCCAATTCTTCATTGTACTGGGAACGCATCTGGGCCTCCTAAAGCCTTAACCATTGGGGCAGCTTTACCTGCACCTTCAGCTACCTGTGAAGCCTGTGCAAGTTGTTCTTGCATTTGCATTTGTTCCTGTCGTTGTTGTCTTAACGCTTCCACTTCTTGTTGAGAACGCATGACTTCATTTGGGACAGCCATTCGATCACCGATGATTTCCAAAGCCTTATCGACATTAATATTATCAAGAACTTCAGGCGAAAACGATGCCATATTGGCAGCAACTCCAAGCCATCTCTGGATACTCGTAACGTCTTGTATCTTCTGGTTCTTCGCCAATTGTCCCACATAAGAAACCTCTATTTCGTCCAATTCCTCTAATACAGGTGGTGCAGGAGGTAATGTACCAGCCCTGCTCATCATTCCAAAACTACGTAAGATCAATGGCGTTAATACTTCACTTTCAAACCGTGCTACAGTTGGGCCAAGTAGCTTCTGTATCTGCTCTCGTACCGTAGCCACCTCTTCTGCCGTCATGTTCAGTTTTTCTGGTAATACCAACTGATCGGCAAGGAATATGCCCCGAATAGATTTTTTTAGTTCGTCAGCTTTAAGGGATGATAAATCAAATCTACCTTCAAATCGTAAAAATTTAAATCTTTCGGGTTCTCTTGAATAGTTTATAGCGGATGGAGTCATGCGGAACGTACCAATAATACCTTGATCTGGGGCAATTAACGGTGGATGTACTGCCGTTGCCAATCCCTTAAGTTCCAACTCCCTAATCTTGTTAATCGTTTTAATATCAGGCATCGCTATATCAGCAGGACTTCTGCCCCACAGTTCACCAGACGCTTTTTCAAAACGTCCAATCACATAGGGCAGTTCATCAAATCCGCTTTCACGCACCATAGATTTTGAATCAAGGTGGATGTCTACCGATGCGTAACGCTTTTCTAAAACGTCCTGAGAACCACTTCTATAGTCCTCTCTAGGCATAAGTACACGTACAAACGTAAACTTTTCATCAGGCTTATTCTTAATTGCTTTCTTTACCTTATCTGGTAACTTACGACCACCAAACATTTGTTTAGCCTGTCTTGCCGTACAAACATATTCCCAAAAAACAGTATCAGGTTGGCCTCGTTTATCCTCTGCAAAGACAAACTGACCCGTTGGTATGGAAGTAAATACAAGCCCTCCAAACCCTTCGCTGTATCTGTCGTTCTCTTCCAGTAAAATATTGATTGTGCCAAAGGAAGTAAAATCTAAAAAGGCTTCGCCTATAGCGGTGTAGAAGTTACTTTCGTGCATGCTGAAAAACATCTTTTGAGTAACATCATGAAACCAACGCTTGACATCAGGGTCTCTATTTAAAGCAGAGAATGGATGTCCCGATGGAATAGACAAGCCAAACCACACCACCGATTGCGGAACAAGTGCGTTCTGCATCGACATCGCCATAAGGCGACTTGCTTCAGGAGCGGAAGAATCAAACATTTTATTCGTATGTCGCTCACCACTAACTAATGTTGAACTATCGACTCCCTGTTTCCGTGGTCTTATATAATCTCTTACATCACGAAAGAAAGGTTCCCATAACATACGATCCCCTTTCAGAACCTCGTAACGCTTTACAATATCCTTCACATTCATACTAGACATATTATGCTCCTAGTAATTTTTTCTTTTCTACTTCGCCAGTACCCAACAGCCCTTCCTGCGGAGCTTTAGTTGTACGCTTGCCAAACTTGATACGCCCTTCCTTAATAGAAGGTACAGACGTACGTTGCTGGAAATATTTTCCCGTTTGGTCGGCTTTTACATCAGACAACTTGATATTTTTGTCTGATTGATAACCTTGAAGCAATTCTGTGGGAACCTTGCCGGGACTAATAGCTTTATAGAATGAACCAGTAGCAGACCGTTGACTTAATGACTCTGGGTTATCATACATATAGTCTATGTAATCCTTGATACCAGTAACCCGAAACTCTTCATCCCTTATATCTTGTAAACGCTTACGTTCTGCATCCTGTTGTCTCTGTATCGCAGCGTAATCAATCGCTGGTGGTGCAGATCGACCTCCACCAAACCATGAACGAAATTTACTCATAATTTTACTCCATCTTAAGTGATAAAACAGGGCCACATTCTACCAACCCAGACTTCTTCATTAAATTAATAAACAGTTGTTGTTCTTTTTTATCAAGCCCAGCAGTAGCCGTAACAAATATATGGGTGCAATCCTGTTCTTTAGCCCACTTTAGTGCGTAAGTTATTAACTTCCTACTAGCGTCCGTTCTTCTCCCAGATAAAAATACAAAAAACTTTCCTACATAACAAAACGGTTTATCGTGGTATTCCAAACTTGTACCAACGGTCACATATCCTATTATTTCATCGTCCTTTTCAGCAACTATAATATCAAATCCTTCGTACCAGATACTATTGTAGATATATTTGAAGGCATTTTCTTTATTATATGCAAGCCCATAGTTGCTTTCCTCATTAATTGCATTAGTTAATTCCACTAATTCGCTAGTATCCTCAACTCCTGCCAATCTAACAGTACTATGAGTTGACTTTTTCAACCTGATAACAATCCTTCGTTAGATTTAGTCCCCACTACTTTCTTTTTATAAAATAAACTCGGTTGATTTAATTCATCTTCGTCTACAGTACCTACTCCCAAGCCTCCACCCTCGTTCATAATAGTATTCTCCCTTGTATCCGTAGAAGCCAAGCGTTGCATTTTCTTACGCTTCTCTTCGTCCAGTTTTGCCTGTGTTATGGCTTCTGGTTCTGGGAGTTCTGTCTTGGGTGGTAGATAATCAGCCTCTCTAGGGGCTGGCATCATTACTGGTGCAGGCATTGCAGGCATTGATCCTTTACTGCCCATAATTATCTCCTATTTAAACACGTCATATTCTGCTACGGCACTTTCCTGCATGGGTTTTACCGTCAAATATCCTGCTTCAAAACCTAAAGAACAAGTTGATAAAGCATCAAATCCATGCGAAGCCCAGTTATGCAACGGTCTATTCTTGTAACAACCGTTCTTATCATCCCATTCTTTACGATAATTCTTCAAACAAGTCAAGCCCCTAGCGCATCTATTCTCATCAAAGTAGAATTGTGGGAACAAATTTCTGACGCTTTCTATCTTATCCATCACGTCAGCAGGACGTGGGACAGTTTCAAATATCAGCCCTTGTTCTCTGGCAAACTCTTTTCTTGTTTTACCTATCGTAAAATCACGCACCTCAATATCATGGGGTGCTAGGTTTTTACCAAACCTGTAGTCCTTTGTTTTCAGAAGATTAACGTAATGGGATAAACCTTCATCCGCATTTTCATAGTAATCTATAAACCGTATCGAATCCTGATGGATTTGAAAAAACCAGATACAAGTGGTATCATTAATCCCCAAATCCCAACTGGTATTTACGGGTAAACTTCTGATATAAGGAACTGTGCCTACACGTTGTTCCAGATATGCCAGTTGAAGATGCCTAGAAAGATATGCTCCCTCTATACTCTGTTCAAATGCTTCTTTTGCAGTAGTCGGATATTCACGCTTGACATCTTCGCCCAACTCTGAAACCTTCTTAGCATACCACGCTTTTTGTATAGGAGTAAACTTATATCCTACCTCTTTCTCTTTCTTGTCAAAGTAGTCCTTGATGTCAGGAGTAATCTGTGCGGTTGTTTCCAGAGTATAGGCTTTCTCCTTATACCAAGGAAAGAAGAAAAACCTGTAATCCATTGTCGTTAGCTTTCTTTTCGCCAACGTATCCAGTTCCGAATCACGACACTTAGTGAAAAAATCACCTTCATTCCCCATAGCCGTAGACTCAATGGCAAGTAAGGCGTCCCTAGGTAGCGTTTCAATACTGCCAGTTCTAACTTCCCTAGCTTTTTCTGGTTCTTTCGCACAAATCTTACCGTACTCTGTAATCAGTAATTGAGAGAGTGTACCCGATCTCATCGAAGTGGAAACACGGAAAGCGGAACCGTTGCTAAAGATCAAACGCTTACCCTGCTCACTTTCCAACTTAATTGTATCGTGGATTAGTTCTCTTAAGGCAGGAATATCAGATGCCACGTTGTCCCAGACGTCTTTTACCTTGGTTCTGAAGATTTCTTCCGCATTTTCACGGGTGTCGGCTATAATTCCTGCTTCCCTGTTAGGGTTAAACAGACAATCATCCAAAAAAAGCACGGCAAAGAAGGTAGTTACCCCCAATTGTCGTGCTTTAAGTACAATAACCCTATTCCAGATATTATTATAGAGATTTTGCTGCGCCCAGTTCAAACGATAGGGTATCAGAGAACTGCCTTCTTTGGGTCGAATGTGATATAAGTTGTTTAACCGCCACGTACGGCTCTTAATTAGACGTACTAGGTTCTTTTGACTCTTTTCGGTCACTTACAGCCCTCTCATTGTAGTCAAATCCTGACTTGCGTTCCTGTAACTGTAGCATCGCTTCAGCAATTGGGTTCATAGCGTTCGCTACACTATGACTTTCCACTTGAATTTGTTTAACTTCTGGGTAAACAAGACGCATGATCTTCAAAACAAGATCAGATTTGACCTTGGGGGGTGTATCTATATCTCTATACAACGCAACAGCCTCTTTTAAAGGCTCAAAGTTGAGTTTGTTTAGTACTTCTGCTACTAAGCGGTTCTTATTAATGGCATTTTTCGGCCTTCCCGGCCCACCTATACCGCCTTTTACAAACCTTGGCAATGTTATGTCATCTTCCATCGGGAGTCACCATATCATGTGGTGGTTTAGGTAGCTCAATACGATGCCAGTAGTACGGATGTCTGACAAATCTTGGGCTACTCAAATCGTGTACCGAGTAACAACGATTATTAGGTGATCTAAATACCATTTCTTTAAGATGTCTTGGTCTAAATCTACAAGATACTGGATTAGCGGTATAACTCACCTCTAAACCAGACTTATGGACTAGCTGTATTTGAGTTGGAACCTCGTTTACAGACCAATCAACCATCTTATTGGGTGCAGGTATCACTAGCATAATCGTTATGATTAGCTCGTTCATTTTGGGTC